ATGAAAATTTACCTTCTTGGCTTAAAGAACAAAATAAACCAGCAGAAGATAATAAATTAACCCTCCGTTTAAATAATGGATCCCAAATCAAAGCTACTTCAGCATCAAGTGATGCAGGTAGATCAGAAGCAGTTTCTCTTTTAATAATTGATGAGGCTGCCTTTATTAATAATATAGGTGAGATTTGGGCTTCTGCTCAACAAACATTAGCAACTGGTGGAGGTTGTATAGCATTATCTACACCTTATGGTACTGGTAATTGGTTTCACCAAACATGGGTTGATGCAGAAATGTCAGAAAATAGTTTTTTACCAATAAAATTACCTTGGCATGTACACCCAGAAAGAGATGAAGATTGGAGAAAACAACAAGATGCAGATTTAGGATCTAAAATGGCAGCACAAGAATGTGATTGTGATTTTTCTACTTCTGGTGATACTGTGTTTTTACCTGAACATATAGATTTTTTTGAAACAACTCATGTAAAAGAACCACTTGAAAAACGTGGAGTAGACCAAAATTTATGGATTTGGGAACCAGCTGATTATTCAAGAGATTATTTAATAACAGCAGATATAGCTAGAGGTGATGGTAAAGATTACTCAGCATTTCATATATTTGATGTTGAAAGTTTTACACAAGTAGGTGAATATAGAGGACAAATTAGTACAAAAGATTTTGGACATTTATTAGTTTCTATAGCTACTGAATATAATAATGCACTTTTAGCACCTGAAAATTCAAGTATAGGATGGTCTACTATCCAAACAATTTTAGATAGAGGTTACCAAAAACTTTACTTTTCACCTAAGAGTGGAAATATGAGTGTAGATTCGTATTTTGATCCTTATATGGATACTAGTAAAATGACCCCTGGGTTTACAATGTCTTCTAATACAAGACCAATATCTATTGGTAAATTTCAAGAAGCTATTGCAGATCGTGGAGTAACATTTAGATCTGTTAGACTTCTAGAGGAAATGAAGGTATTTATATGGAGAAACGGTAGAGCTGAAGCCCAATCAGGATATAATGATGATTTAATATTATCATTTTCTATTGGTTGTTATTTAAGAGATACAGCTTTTAAGTTTAGACAACAAAATATGGACATGACTAAAAATTTATTAAATAATATATCATCTAAACAATCTCCTTATGCAGGGGGTTATTCAACTAAAGATGATGATAATCCATATAAAATTAATAATCCTTACTCTAATGGTGAAGAAGATATTTCTTGGCTATTATAAAATATAAAACATGGCAGATAAAAGTTTATTTACAAGATTAAAAAGATTATTCTCAACAGATGTAATTATTCGTAATGAAGGTGGAAACCTTCGAGTAATGGATGTTAATAAAATCCAACAAACTGGAGAATTAGAAAATAATTCATTAATAGATAGATTCAATAGAGTTTGGACTAATTCAGGCACATCAATTTATGGTTATCAAAGTACCATGAATTATCAAACATTACGTCCTCAATTGTATAGTGATTATGATGCAATGGATTCTGATGCTATTGTTGCTTCTGCTTTAGATATAGTTGCTGATGAATGTACTTTAAAAAATGAAAATGGAGAAGTACTTCAAATTAGAAGTTCTGATGAAGATGTTCAACAGATTTTATATAACTTATTTTATGATGTATTAAATATAGAATTTAATATGTGGCCGTGGGTTAGAAATATGCTAAAATATGGTGACTTCTTTTTAAAATTAGAAATAGCTGAAAAAATAGGAGTATATAATGTAATTCCTTATACTGCATTCCATATTGAAAGACAAGACGGATATGATAAAGATAATCCTGCTTCTATTAGATATAGATTTGATCCAAATGGAGTTGAAATGGCTTCAACTTATGGATATTATAATGTCCCAAATTCTGGTGATCAAGCTAATGCTATTTTTATAGATAACTATGAAATGGCTCATTTTAGATTATTAACAGATTTAAATTTTCTTCCATATGGTAGATCATATCTAGAACCTGCTCGTAAATTATTTAAACAATATACAATGATGGAGGATGCTATGTTAATTCATAGAATTGTTAGAGCACCTGAAAAACGTATTTTTTATATTAATGTTGGTAATATTGCTCCTGCTGAAGTAGAAAACTTCATGCAAAAGACAATATCAAAAATGAAACGTACTCCTTATATTGATCAAGAAACAGGTGATTATAATTTAAAATATAATATGCAAAACTTATTAGAGGATTTTTATATTCCTGTAAGAGGTAATGATCAAGCTACTAAAATAGACAATTTAGGAGGTTTACAATATGATGGAATTCAAGATGTTGAGTATTTAAGAGATAAAATGTTTGCTGCTCTTAAAGTACCTAAAGCATTTATGGGTTATGAAAAAGATTTAACTGGTAAAGCTACATTAGCAGCTGAAGATATCAGATTTGCTCGTACAATAGAACGAATCCAAAGAATATTAGTTTCAGAATTAACAAAAATTGCATTAGTTCATTTATATACTCAAGGTTATACTGATGAAAATTTAACAAATTTTGATATTTCTTTAACTACACCATCAATTATATATGATCAAGAAAGAGTAGCGTTAATGACAGAAAAAATGACATTAGCTCAAGCTATGGTTGATAGTAAAATAGTCCCAACAGATTGGATATATGAGAATATTTTCCATTTCAGTGAAGATCAATATGGTGAGTATAGAGATTTAATTTCTCAAGATGCTAAACGTAGATTTAGACTTAATCAAATTGAAAATGAAGGTAATGATCCTTTAGAAACAGGTAAATCTTATGGTACACCTCATGATCTAGCTTCAATGTATGGTCTTAACAGATATAAAGATGGTTCAATACCAAAAGGATATGCTGATGATTTAGAAGATGATGATAGAGGTAGACCTACAGAAAATCCAACTGGTAAAAATACTCAAGATAATGCCTTTGGAAAAGATAGATTAGGAAATAAAGGAATGAAAAAAGATAATGATGAATCTGATTCAACAAGACCATCATATAAAGGTGGTTCACCATTAGCTTTAGAAGCAAAATCAATGTATAAAAAAAATAAAGATATGTTTAAAAATATAAAACTCAATAGAAAACAATTAATATTTGAAAAAGATATTAAAGGAAATTCATTATTAGATGAATCACAAATACGAGAGTAATATTTTTTTATATATTTATAAATAAACTAAATTTTATACAATGACGATAAAACATTCAAAGTATAAAAACACTGGCGTGCTTTTTGAACTTTTGATTAGACAAATAACAGCAGATACGCTAGACGGGAAAGATTCTCCTGTTAAAACATTGCTTAAAAAATATTTTGTCAAAACAGAATTAGGAAAAGAATACAAACTGTATGAAACTTTATTAAAAAGAACTTCATTAACAGAAGCCAAAGCTAATATAACTATTGATACATTAGTTAATTCTTCTAAAACTTTAAATAGAAGATTAATTAAAAGACAAAAATATAATCTAATTAGTGAAATTAAAGAACATTATGATTTGAATAAATTTTTTAATCATAAATTACCTAATTATAAAATTCACGCTGCATTTTACACCCTTTTAGAAATTAACCATTCAACCAAATCTTTAAACCCAGAACAAATTATATCTAATAAAGTAACTATATTAGAACATTTGACTGTAGCTCCTATTAAAAAGGATCAAGTAAAAGATGAGGTAATGAAAGAAGTAGAAAACTCTGATAATGATGTTCGTTTTCTTACATATAAAATATTGATGGAAAAATTTAACTCAAAATATGATGATTTAAATACAAATCAAAAAATTATATTAAAAGAATATATCAATTCAGTAGATAATACAGATAAATTAGCTGAATTATATTCAACTAAAGTAGGTGAAATAAAAACAAAATTAAATAGTTTAAATAAAAAAACTAATAATAAAGTTACTAAAATAAAAATTGATGAAGTTATTTCATTATTAAAACCGTTACCAAAACAAAGAAGAATAAAAGATAGTAACTTAATCGATTTAATGCAATATTATGATTTAATCGATGAATTAGAAAAAACAAATGGATAAACTTAGAGAGTTAATTAAATCTAAAATAAAAGAAATGTCTGCCACCTCACAAGGTGGTGCTTCTTTTTCATCTGGTGAAGGAGCTCAATATGTTACTCCGTTTGCTTTTCGTAAAAATAAGACAGCTAAAGGGGCTGCTGATATTTATTACTATAAATTAGGATTTAAACCTGTACCAAAAATCAAGCCTAAATCCTTTGATGTAAAAGAATTATGGGAAGCTGAAGAAACAGATCAAAAAGATAATTTTCAAAAAGAACGTATCGCTGCGTTTGATGATATTGAAAAACGTTTAAATGATTTATATCCTTTAGTTTCTAATGCAAAAAATGAAACAGCAGAATATTATTCTAATAATACTGATTCATATGATGTTGTAAAACCAACAGAGATAATATTAAATTATCTTAAAAAGATAGAAAAACTGTTAAGAGAAACAAAATGAAAAAAACATTACAGGAACAATACCTTTTAATAAAAGAAGGAAAAGGACATAAAGATGTATTTATTAAAGAAGCAAGACGTCTATTTCCTAATATGGTTAGAAATGCTGCTACATTTAAAGAAGCATCTGATGTACTTAAAAGTAAACAAATCATTAAAGAAAATGTAGTTGAAATAGGAGCTATTAATCAGATTCCTTCTACTAAAAAAGAATCTTATGAAACAGCATTTGAAAATTTCTTAACAGAACAATATTTTGATGATGAAAAGGCTGAACTTAAAAAAGTTTCTAAACAAGTAGAAGATGATTTAGGTCACATGTATGATAATAAAGATGATAAAAATATCAATAATGTTATCTTTGACCAAGTAATGACTGGTTATTATGCAGAAATGAAAGATCATAAAAATAAGGATAAAACAGTAGATCAATTAAAAGCTATTGTACTTAAAAATTTAGCTAAAAATCCAATTTATTATACTGAAAAAGGTCAATTTGGTGATTTAGATTTAGGATATACAATGGATGCTCCTGGTTTAGGTGAACCAAAAGAACCAAAAGGACCACATAAATCAAGTGGGTATGGTACTTTAAGTGAATCAGTTAATGAAAATATAATGGATGGTATTTATGATTTGGCTAAAAAATCAAAGGATATAGAATCATTCAAAAACGAATGGTATGATATATACAGTCAAGGTGAACAAGATATAGATGCCGACACTGATAAATGGTTAGAAACAATATATAAACGAGCGAATAGTGAAGGTCATAAAGCTAGTTTAGAAGAAAATAAAGAAAATGACATTATTGATACTTATGGATC